TGGCATTTTTGTAATAAGAGCTGGTACTCCAGTTGAGTTACTCCAATTCCCCCCTCTCAAAACTATCTCATTCTATTGGAGTATTGGAGTTACTTATATACTAGAACCCTCAATCTGGTTTCGGAACACGTGGCGGCCATCCGTATAATATTACCGGATGGCCGCGCTTCGGAGTACGCTCTCTCTCTCCCTTTAATTTGAATTAAAGCGCACTGCTTTCGTCTCAGCCAATCATATTGCGCCTGACGAGCTTAGATATTTATAACAACTTGGGCCCTAAGTTGTTGGTTGTACGATATAAATTAAAGGTAACCCGGCCCACTGTCTTTAACTCAAAATGCCTAAGCGCGATGCCCCATGGCGCTCTATGGCGGGAACGACAAAGGTCAGTCGCAATGCCAATTACTCTCCCCGTGGGGGAATTGGGCCAAAGATGACAAGGGCCGCAGAGTGGGTTAACAGGCCCATGTACAGGAAGCCCAGGATCTATCGAACGCTAAGGACGCCTGACGTCCCACGAGGTTGTGAAGGCCCATGTAAGGTGCAGTCTTATGAACAGCGTCACGATATTTCACATGTTGGGAAGGTAATGTGTATCTCTGATGTCACACGTGGTAATGGCATTACTCACCGTGTTGGCAAGCGTTTTTGTGTTAAGTCTGTGTATATTCTAGGAAAGATTTGGATGGATGAGAATATCAAGCTCAAGAACCACACGAACAGTGTTATGTTCTGGTTGGTCAGGGACCGTAGACCGTATGGAACGCCCATGGATTTCGGCCAGTTGTTCAACATGTTTGACAACGAGCCCAGCACTGCCACGGTTAAGAACGATCTTCGCGATCGTTTTCAAGTTATGCATAAGTTCTATGGGAAAGTCACAGGTGGACAGTATGCGAGCAATGAACAGGCAATCGTCAAGCGTTTTTGGAAGGTCAACAATCATGTGGTTTACAATCATCAAGAGGCTGGCAAGTATGAGAATCATACGGAGAACGCCTTATTATTGTATATGGCATGTACACATGCCTCTAATTCTGTGTATGCAACTCTGAAAATTCGGATCTATTTTTACGATTCGATCATGAATTAATAAAGTTTGAATTTTATTGAATGATATTCTATTACATGAGTTACATACGATCTGTCTGTTGCGAATCGAACACCTCTAATGACATTGTTAATGGATATAATTCCTAATTGATCTAAATACATAATAACTAAATGTTTAAATCTATTTAAATAAGTCGACCCAGAAGCTGTCGTCGATATCGTCCAGACTTGGAAGTTCAGGAAGGCTTTGTGGAGATGCAACGCTCTCCTCAGGTTGTGGTTGAACCGTATCTGTACGCTGTATACCCTGCTGTTGGTGTACAACGGTTCCTCTACTCTGTATATCTTGAAATAGAGGGGATTTTCTATCTCCCAGATATACACGCCATTCTCTGCTTGAAGTGCAGTGATGAGCTCCCCTGTGCGTGAATCCATGTCCCGTACAACCTATGTGTATGTAGATGGAGCAACCGCATTCCAGGTCAATGCGGCGTCTCCTGATCGCCCGCCGCTTGGCTTGCCTGTGTGCCTTCTTGATAGAGGGTGGAGTCGAGAGTGATGAAGATTGCATTCTTCAACGTCCAATTCCTTAGCGCTGTATTTTCCTCTTTGTTTAGGAAATCTTTATAGCTGGCACCCTCACCAGGATTGCATAGCACGATTGATGGGATCCCTCCTTTAATTTGAACAGGCTTGCCGTACTTGCAATTTGACTGCCAATTCTTTTGGGCCCCAATCAATTCCTTCCAGTGCTTTAACTTTAGATAATGCGGTGCGACGTCATCAATGACGTTATACTCCACTTCGTCTGTGAACACTTTGGAATTGAAGTCTAGGTGTCCACTTAAATAATTATGTGGGCCTAGTGCTCGAGCCCACATCGTCTTCCCTGTTCTCGAATCACCTTCTACTATGAGACTTACTGGTCTTTCTGGCCGCGCAGCGGAACCTCTCCCGAAATAATCGTCTGCCCACTCTTGCATCTCGTCTGGAACGTTAGTAGACGAAGAGAGGGGAAACGGAGGAACCCATGGTTCCGGAGCCTTTTTGAATATGCTGGTGGCGTTAGCGACCAGGTTGTGATGCTGAAGGAAGAAATGTTGCGGTTGTTCTTCCTTTATTATGCGCAGAGCTTGCTCTGCGGATCCTGCATTTAACGCCTTTGCGTATGTATCGTTAGCAGACTGCTGACCTCCTCTAGCAGATCTGCCGTCGATTTGAAACACTCCCCATTCGACGGTGTCGCCGTCTTTGTCGATGTAGGACTTGACGTCGGAGCTGGATTTAGCTCCCTGAATGTTCGGATGGAAATGTGCTGACCTGGTTGGGGAAACCAGATCGAAGAATCTGTTATTCGTGCATTGGTATTTACCTTCGAACTGGATGAGGACGTGCAGATGAGGTTCCCCATCTTCGTGTAATTCCCTGCAAATCTTGATGAATTTCTTGTTAACTGGAGTTTTTAGGTTTTGGATTTGGGAAAGTGCTTCCTCTTTAGTAAGAGAGCACTGTGGATATGTGAGGAAATAGTTCCTCGATTGAACTCTAAATTTCTTAGGCGG